TTTGATAATTGATTTGATAATCAAAACACATTATCAAAAAATCGGTTTAAAGATAAAATAATATTTTATTTAAATAATAATGTCTAAGAATACTCTCTCTACAGATAATAAACGCATTTATGATTTCTATAAAAAAAATTCATCTATTAATTTTGAAACCATGAATTTAATTATGATTGACTTTATAGAAAAATTAAGTACTGATTTAAATACTACCATTTCCAGTACTATTAATAATGAAATTTTATCTTCTGTAAAAGAACTTAAACAACAACTTACTAATGTAAGTCATAATTTAAATGATATCTTATCATCACAAAATAAAGAATATTTAAATAATATTAAAACTATTGTTAAACTTTCATCAACAGAAGAAAGCGATAAAATTATTCAACAATTAAATAGAAATACAGAACAATATGTTGATAAATTATCTAGTCTTATTCCAAATTCTGAAAATAAAATTCAAGATAATTTACATTCTTTTCAAAAAACTTTAACTTCTGATATTAAAAATTTTCTCTCTTCGAATAATTCTCAATCTTCATTTTCTGATTTTATTTCTGGTTTAGATTCTAAAATACAAGCTATGCAACAACCTATTTATACATTTATTACTGCATCACAAGAACAAATTAGTAATAAGATTAATGAAAATCTTACAGATAAATCAAAACAAGATAAATTATATGATAATTTAACTGATTTTTTAAGTAAATATAAATCATCCTCATCATATAAAGGACAATATAGTGAAAATCTATTAGAAAATACACTTAATACTTTATATCCTAGTGCCTATATTGACAATACTCATGCATTAAAAGCTTCCGGCGATTTTATTATTCGGAGAGAAGAGAGAGATGATATTCTTATTGAAAATAAAGATTATAAAGTAAATATTAATCTTGATGAAATTAAAAAATTCTTGAGAGATGTTAATGAACAAAAAATGCATGGAATTTTTCTCTCTCAATTTTCCGGAATTGTTTCAAAACCTAATTTTTTTATTGAAATACACGATGGAAAAGTTCTTGTATATCTTCATAATGTTGAATATAATTCCGATAAAATTAATACTGCTGTAAATATTATTGATAATCTTTCTAGTAAATTATCTTCTATTAATGATTCCGAAGAAGAAAATGGTTTCTCTATTAATAAAGATTTACTTGATAAAATTAATAATGAATTTCAAACATTTTTAACACAAAAAGAAACTATTTATAATAATATTAAAGAAATGCAACGCAGATTATTATCCCAATTAGATGAACTCACATTTCCTACTCTCTCTACTTATTTGAATTCTAAATATGCTTCTCCACAAAATTGTTCTTTTGCTTGCGATGTTTGTGGATCTTTCTTTCAAAATAAAAAAGCTCTCGCTTCACATAAAAAGGTTCATAAAAAATCTAAAAATGATTCTATTATATCTATTGAAACTGATTAACTTATTTTATTTTTCGTATAAATACCATCATAGATATTATTACTATCATTGCAATATATATATAACTTAAATTTATCCATTTATTCCAATTTTTCAATACTGCCTCATTTAATTTTGATACATTTTTTTCTTCTTTAATTATATCAATATATTCATATGAATTAATTGATGCTATTATACCATATGTTATGCTATATATAATTACCATAAAAGCTACTACTAACATAAATTTTTTATAATATCGAAAATTATTACTTGCACCAATTAATGCAATTCCAATTGATGATGTTAAAAATAAATTCCTCATTATTGATATATATCCATCTTTATATGGTTGTATATTTGTAGACATATTATTATATAATAATAATATAAAAATATTATTATTATATAATATGTTATATCGGTTATATCAGTTATATGCAATCAATTAAACACGATTTGGAAAATAATGGATATCTTGTTATTCCTAATATATTAAATTCTCACGAAATTAAAGAATATCGGCATGAATTTAATAAATGGATTAAAACTATTGATAATCTTGACACTTTTCATTCTTTAATTAATTCTAATGGAATTTTTAAATATCATGAAGTCGGTCATCAGAGATTTGCTTGGCTTCTTAGAACGAATCCTAAAATTATTGATATTTTTAAACTTATATGGGATACTGATTCTCTCGTTACATCATTCGATGGATGTTGCTATTATCCCACTAATTATAATGGAACACCATCTTGTTGGACACATAGTGATCAGTCATCTATTAAAAAAGGACGCCATTGTATACAATCTTTTGTAAGTTTAACATCTAATACTGAAAGAACTTTTATAGTTTATGAAGGCAGTCATAAACTCCACGAAGAACATTCCAAAACTTATAATATTGAAGATCCTAGTGATTGGTATATGATAAATCAAGATTATCTTGAAACTATTCATCACAAAAAAAAAATATTAGACATTTCTGCCGGTTCTCTTGTATTATGGGATTCAAGGACTTTTCACCAAAATACATGTGGCGAACCCGATTGTAAAGAAGAAAGACTAGTTCAATATCTATGTTATTTACCTAAAAACAATATAATTAATGACAAACTTATGCAAACTAAGAGAGAATATTATTTTAATACTCTTAGAACTACAAATCATTATCCATATCCAATGACTCCTGTTTCTTTACAATCCAAACTTTATAATTATAATAATAATTCTGATATATATATTGACTACAATTCTTTATCAACACCTTATCTTGATGACCTTCTAGACAAAATAGAACATTTATTATAAAATTGATTATTCGTTAATAATAATATTTTTATTGCTATGTTATTATTATTATTATTATTATTATTATGTCTATTACATCTAGCATTCCTTATTTTAATTATATAAATGATTCTATTAAAGCAAATAAAAATAATAAAATTTTAAATATAAATCAAAATTATTTTACATCTAAATATGTACCTGATATAACTATTATACAATATATTGACCGATTATTTGATAATATTCTTATTCCAAATGAAAATATAAATATAGTTATTTTACATTCTATTGCCTTATTAAATTATATGAAAAAATATGGTATATATTTAACACAATATACTGCACATAGATTAATATTAATATCTTTATTATTAGCTACTAAAATTTATGATGATATTCCAAAACTAAATTCTTGTTGGGCTTTATATGGTGGAATTACTTTAGATGATATTAATCTTCTTGAAGAACGTGCATTATATTGTTTAAAATTTAATTTATTTATTTCTTCACAACATATATTATCTATTCAAAAATCTATTTATTAAATATATATTATATAATATGACTGATAGTTCGGTTTCTCAATCTGCTGATTTAACTAAAATTACTAATTTTAGTAATGAACCACAAATAATGAACAAATGTTTTTTAAGTCATGGCACTCCACAATATAGATATTTTACTTTACTTTCACTTTTAAATTCTATTAATCAGGAACGTCCTTTAGTTTGTTCTCCTATATCAAGTGGTAATATTTTTGCTTCTAGAATAGTTTGGAATGCTAATGATAATAAATTAAATATTAATAGGGATTTAATCAAACAATTAGATGAATGTATAAATGATGAATTCGCTCGTTTTGTTGTTATTACTCTTACGTTAAATTCTTTTACTCATGGAAAACAGGTATCACATGCAAATTATATATTAATAGATAAAGGTATTAATTTTGATAACCATACTGTTATTCGTATTGATCCTGTCGGAATTACTACATCTATATTTAAACCAGATGAACTTGATATACAATTATCTGGATTGTTTCGTCAAGAATTTGATATATTTAAATATATTTTTATAAACAATCATCAACAATCAGACCGATTTCCAACAGAAATACAAGCATTAGAAATTAGAGAAAGAGTCCTTACTGGTAAATATGAAGTTATATCTAATCCTGGATTATGTGCTACCCATGCACCTGCTTTTATATATCATTTTTTTCAAGCATTTAAACAGCCAGAATTAATAATAACTGATTTACACTGTAAAACTAGAAAAATAAACCCACATACACTTCAGGGTGAAGAATTATTTAGTACTCTATTTAAAACTATTTATTATGGTACATTTCTTCGTCCTGAAAAACCTAGGGCATTTACATCATCAACAAATCGATGTGATCTAGAGGAACATGAAATGATGGATAGAGGTTGGCTTGAAGAATATATAATTGCATTTAATCAAATTATTAGTAATTTGAATATGGTTTTAATAAGTCAATTATCTGAAGCATATACTTGTAAATATCAATATAGACGGGAGCTTCGCTCCGAGTCGATGCCTAAATATATCACCAAATTCCTTGAATTACACGAAAAGAGAATCAAGGATAACGATTTTAATGATGTATATGAAGAAACTTCCACATTTATTTTAAATGAATTATCTAAAAAAAATCCTGTTACAAAAGATATTCTCACAATATATGGCATAAATTTCAAAAAATTATTAGAATATTGTCCATCATTTAAAGAAGGTGGCAAAAAATCAAAAAAATACAAAAAATCAAAAAAATACAAAAAATCAAAAAAATACAAAAAATCAAAAAAATACAAAAAATCAAAAAAATACAAAAAATCAAAAAAATACAAAAAATCAAAAAAATCAAAAAAATCCTACTTCTTCAGAATTTTTTAATAATCTAAATTTCACTTTACATCCTAATATTCAAAAACTTTTATTTAATCCAAATTCTAAAGAAAATATTAATATTGATATTAATTTAATTAAGGAAAATGATATTTGTAAAAAATCTAAAAAATATATGAAAATTTGTAATTTTTTATAATAATATTGATAAAAATATATATATAATATATATATATATGCATTCTAGATTTACCAGAAAACATCGCGGAGGAAAAGGTAGTGCAAGAAGAAGAGCATCTATTAAATCTAAACAAAATGCTATTAAAAGAGCCGAAAAAAAATATGCTACGCTCAAAAAAAAAACACATACGGCAGAAAAACAATTTAATACTTTACAAGAAAAATTTTCTAATGCACAAAAAAAATTAGATTTAGCATATGAAGCAGAACTGCGAGGGGCGAATCAAATAGAATATTATCGCGATAAACTTACCTATTCTGATTTAGCAATGACAAATTAAATATAATATAAATAATATACTAATATAAATACTAATTATTTATATTATTAAATATAAGTTATGGTTAGTAAAATAATTGCTGAATATGTGTGGTTAGATGGTGATGGTGAATTACGTTCAAAAGCCAGAACTTTATCTCTCAATAATAATGATACTTTAAATTTGCACGATCATTTACCTGAATGGAATTATGATGGTAGTTCTACAAAACAGGCTTCTGGAAAATATTCTGAAGTATTAATTAAACCACAAGCGGTATATAAATGTCCTTTTAGACGAGGCAATAATATTTTAGTTATGTGCGATATATATGAACCAAATGGCACACCTTTAAAAGGCAATAATAGATATTGGGCTAAAAATTTATTTGATAAAAAATTAGATTCTAAACCATGGTATGGTATGGAACAGGAATTTTTTATGTTTTCTAATACTACAGAAAAACCAATGGGTTTTCCGGCTAATGGTAATCCAAATCCACAAGGACAATATTATTGTGGTGTCGGCTCACAAAACGCTTTTTGTCGTGATGTTATTGATATGCATTATGAATATTGTTTATATTCTGGTTTAAATATTTCCGGAATTAATGCGGAGGTTGCACCAGGTCAATGGGAATATCAAATTGGTCCCGTTGAAGGAATTAATGCCGGAGATGAATTATATATATCTCGTTATATTTTACAACGTATTTCAGAAAAATTTAATGTTTCAATTAATATCGAACCTAAACCAATTGTTGGTGATTGGAATGGATCGGGATGTCATACAAATTATAGCACAATAGAAATGCGAGAAGAAATCGGCGCCAAAACTGGTTTAGATTATATTAATGAAGCTATAGAAAAATTATCTTTAAAACACGATGAACATATGGCTGTTTATGGTAGTGGAAATGAAATGCGAATGACTGGAAAACATGAAACCGCTTCCTTTGATAAATTTAGTTATGGAGTAGCAAATCGTGCTGCCTCTATTAGAATTCCAAATACTACAATAGATAATAAAAAAGGATATTTAGAAGATAGACGACCAGCATCTAATATGGACCCTTATTTAGTTACAGGAATAATATTTAAAACAACCGTTTTGGATTCTTAATTTAATTAATCTATTTTAATATATTAATATTAATATAATATTAATATTATATTAATATTAATATGCAATATCCATATGAATTTGATTGTGCATTTAGTGATATAAATTCTAATAATTTTACGAATGTTTCTAAAGGTTTAAAACGAAATGGTACATTATTAAATAATAATACTAATAAAAAAATTAAACTATATAATAATATTATATCCAATAATTTTACTCAATTTAAAAAACAAAAAATCCATTCTACTCATTCTACTCATTCTACTCATTCTACTCATTCTACTCATTCTACTCATTCTACTCATTCTACCAATTTAAAAAAATCGTTTTCTTATACAAATTATCTTGAAGAACATTGTAAAAAACAAAGATTATTATAATTTTGTTACTATTCTTTTTCTTCTAATTTGTCCATTTTTCATTTCCGTTATTGTTTCTATCTTTCTTCCATCTATTATTTTTATTGATGATGTTCTTTGTACTATATTTATATTCGGTTGAAATGTATAATTTTCTCTATGTATTTCATGAACATATGGTCGCCCATTTATACCATTAAAATATGAATTATTATTAAAAATTTTTGCTAAAATTTCATTTGTATTCATAAAATCATTGTTATTATTATAAATCTGGTTCGAATTTTCTACCGATTTATTTATTAATATTTCATATGCTTCGACAACTTTTTTAAATTTTTCTTCAGCATCTTTATCTTGATTTCTATCCGGATGATATTTTAATGCTAATTTTTTATATGCTTTTTTTATATCTTCTTCAGTGGCACCAAATTCCAATTCTAGTATTGATAAATATTTATTTGACATTAATATATTATTACTAAATATACTATTTTTATTCATTTTTACTATAGAGTAAAAATGAATTATTTATTACTAATTAAATATTTATTTTACATTTACAAGACAACCACATGTAGATTTACATAATTTCATATTCATATTTAGAGACATTCTATTTACACCATCCGCTGGCGCTCTAAACATTGATTGATGTTTACCAACACCACCACTAAGAACATTTGTTGTACTAATTATAAAAGGTGCATTGTGAAGTGGTGTCGCCCGAGATTGAATTTCATGAACTAATGCTACACGTTTTCCAACTGTACTTGGAATACCTGGTTTTTTATTTCCGCCACAATTATTTGTTCTATTTTCTAATTTATTCGAACCAATACCACTTGTGCTTCCTCTTCTGCTAGTTGGATTTCCTCCCATTATAATATATATAAATATATAATATTTTATTTTAGAATATAATTAATATTACTAAATTAATTATTGTCCATACAAATCTTCTGCTGTCATTGTAAATGACCAATCTTGTCCATGTAAATTTAAAATATATCCTTTATCATCATATAAACTTATTTGCATTTTTGTTATTGCAACTGGACCAAAATATATTCTTTTAGTACAATGTTCTGTTGATAATTGCAGTTTATAAGACATTCCTCGTGTATCTTTATTTAATATTATATTTGGTACATGCGCAATTGCTAATGTTTGTGGATTAGTATATTGTTCTAATCTCGAAGATTTTTTTTGTTTTTGAGAATTTATTTCATTTATAGAATATATTTGTGATTGCGTTAATTTGCGAGGAAATGTTGGTAAATATATATTTTCATTCGATGCATCAACACATAATATATCTTGCAATACTTTACCATAATATGATGGCATATCTGTTGTAGTATTCACAGTATTTGATGTATTTGTTGTACTATCTATACCTATTTCCGTATTATTTACATAATTATTATTATAATCATCTAATACTAATCTTATATATTGGGTCCCAGCTATATCTAATGGCGCTGATGCTTTTACCGTACCTGATTTTGGTATTGTTATTTTTAAATCACTATAATTAGATGTATCTGTTATTCTATATCCCAAATTATATCCTAAATTACGATTATATTTATCTATTGTTATTGTTGTATTATTACATGATATATCGTATGTTAAACTATTATCCAATTTATAGAAATTTATTGTATATGAATCAGTAGTATTTGCATTCGAAAATTGTATTATTGGTGTTAATATATTTTCTACTAAACTAACTGTTATATCAGTTAATCCAATATTAGTAATTTTTTCATTTAATTCTTTAACTATTCCTGATGGGTCATAATCTCCTTCTGTTATATGTATATTATGTAATCCTCCAGAACCATCTATTTGAAAATAGGTATTTCCTGTAAAATCATCAAAAGTATACCACGCTCTTGGTAAACATATTGTATTTATAGTTAATTTAGTTGTATTTTTTAATCCAGATGTTAATGAACATATAAATTTTGTTGAACTTGTTAAACTATTTGGATCACATGAATATGGTATTATATTTTGTCTATGTTTACTATCTATTATAAAATATCTTACTGTTGTTTGTATCAAATTAGGATTTACTGTACCAATATTTATATCTACTGGTAACACATTTTGTATATCTGGTTTGTTTTTTAATATAATAGGATTTACTCCACTATTAATTGTATTTTTATCCATAAAATCTTTTAATATACTTTTAGCTTTCGTATAAAATTGTACTAATGCAGTGTTATTTTCCGATTTATATTTACTTATTACTTTATTCAGTTTAATCATTATTAACTCTATACTTGGGTCATCTGCTCCATCAAATCCTAATAATTCTAATAATTCTTCGGGGGTATAATCATTTATATCTGTATTTAAATTATCTGACATTATTATTATTATTATTAATTATTATTTTTTCTTTAATAAAAGAAAATTGATTTATATTTGTTTTATTTATATTGTTATATTCTAATATAACAATATGTCTAATCAAATCGATTGTACTGTTTGCTGCGAGAAATATAATCTTACCCTTCATAAAAAAGTTATTTGTCCTTTTGATGATTGTAAATATATTTGTTGTAAATCTTGTATTAGAACATACCTTCTTGGTACAACAAATGACCCTCATTGTATGAATTGCAAAAAATCTTGGGAACAAGATTTCCTAATCACAAACCTTAATCGTGCTTTTTGTGACAAAGAGTATAAAAATCATCGCAAAGAATTACTTCTTGATAGAGAGATTAGTAAACTTCCTGAAACTATGGAAATTGCCGAACGAGAAAAAAAAATTATTACCGAAGAAAATAAACGTACACTTATAAAAGAACAAATTATAAAAGCTAGATTACAACTTAAACAATTACAATTACAAGACCATCAGTATATAACTAATATTTATCAAATTCGTCGCGGAAATATGGACTCAAATAAAGAAGTTCGTAAATTTATTATGGCTTGTCCTAATAATACTTGTCGTGGTTATTTATCTACACAATATAAATGTGAACTTTGTGAAATGTTTACATGTCATGACTGTCTAGAAATTATTGGATACAATAAAACTGATCAACATACATGCAATCCAAATAGTGTCGCTAGTGCACAATTAATTAGAAAAGAAACAAAACCTTGCCCTAGCTGTGGTGTACGCATTTTTAAGATTAGTGGTTGTTCACAAATGTGGTGCACCGAATGCAAAGTTGCATTTGATTATAAAACTGGTAAAATTGATACTGGCACAATTCATAATCCACATTATTATAATCATATGCGAGAACAAAATAATGGACAGGCACCAAGAAATCCACAAGATATTGTTTGTGGTGGACTTTGTTCTGTTTATCAATTAAATCTATTTATAGATAAATTACGCAAAATTTATAATGATGAACATAATCAGCTTATACAATCTATTCGCATTATTCATAGAACTCTAAATCATATTAGTAATTATGATTTACCAAGACTTCGTCAGCAAGTTCGCGAAAATAATGATAATCAAAATATTCGTGTTCAATATATTATTGGTAATATTGATAAAAAACAAATGGCCACACAAATTTATAGACGCGATAATCTTCGCAAAAAACACACAGAACTTCTCCATTTGTATGAGCTTATTAATGTTGTTGGTATTGAACAAATAAATTGTATTCTGGATCCTACTAGTATTAAATTTACAACTGCATATCATCAAAACAATATTAAATTTATTAATGAAAAACTTATTATTCTAGAAAATCTTAGAAATTATTGTAATAGTGAATTTAAAAAAATTAGTATTCGATATAATCATAAAGTTCTATATATTAATAATGAATGGAAAAATGAATCTAAAAAATATCTATCTTCTGTTGAAGTATAAATTCTTATTTACTAATTAAATATATTTAATTTATAAATTAAATATTTTTTCTTCAATAAATTTTAAATATTTATTTTCTACATTATTTGGTATTTGTGTTATTCCTTGTCCACGCTTTAAATGCCATTTTCCTTTAAATAATCGCTTTTCCAAATCTTTCATTTTTTCTGTTATTTCATCATTTTCATCTTTTTTTATATTTTCTATATCTATTCTTATATTTCCTCTATATGTATATCTATTATAATTTCTATCTTCATATATATTATATTTTCTATCTGTATACACTTTATTTATAATCTTTCCAAATCCTATAATTTTATTTATATCATTATTCATTTCTATTACATAAATAGTAATCAATAATGGTATCCCATCTTTTATATAAACTGGCGAATTATATATACTTCCCATATATTCATTTTTCTCTCTCCATCGCATATTTTCATTCCATGTATGTTTATTAAATCTTGTAACCATTAATCTAGACATACTATTTAATATTTATTATTTATTATTTATTACTCTTGTATATTATCAATTTTATATAATATATATATTATATTTATTTTCTACTGCGTCCACGACTGCTACTGCGTCCACGACTGCTACTGCGTCCACGACTGCTACTGCGTCCACGACTGCTACTGCGTCCACGATTGCTACTGCGTCCACGACTGCGATTGTCTTTACGTGTTTTATGTTTATGTCTTAATATCGCATCATTTAATATTTTATTTAATTCCTCACCTTCCCGCCATTTAGTTAAATTATGTTTGTGCATTTTGTTTACTCGTAATCTACGACCCACTGTGGATGGAATAATTCGACTTAATCTTAGAGATTCATTTCTTTCATCTGACAATTGTTTCGCTTTTTCAGCTTCTTTTTTTAATTTTCTTGTAAATCTACGAATTTGTGGTTCTGTTAATTTACTATCTTTAAATCGTCCATATTGTCTCAATGCGTATTGTGAATGTGATTCCGCCATATATATATATATATATATATATATATATATATTCAATATTACAGCTAAATATTATATATTTAATATATATAATATTATAATGTCAATAAAATTAAAAAAAGAATTAAATTTACTTGATGTTACATTAGCTACTGTTGGTATTGTTATTGGTGCTGGTATATATTCTATTATTGGTGTTGCATCTAAATATGCAAAAAATTTTACTTGGATTTCCGTTATATTATGTACTATATTTGCTATATGTACTGGTTTAAGTTATGCTGAATTAGGCTCAATATTTAATAAAAATGGGGGGGAATATAATATCACTAAGGAATTATTTAATAATAATATAGCAAGCATTGTTGGTATTATTATAATAGTAGGTGAGATATTATTACTTACAACCGTTTCATTTGGATTAGGTAGTTATTTAAGTACATTTATTCCTTTAAAAATTCCTATTTTAGCAGGTGCCTTACAATTATTTTTTTCTTATTTAAATTATTCTGGAATTAGAAATAGTATTAATTTTAATAATATTGCTACTATTATTGAAGTTTGTGGATTAGTATTAATCGGTATAATTGGTATGTTTAATATTAATTTTTCTATGTTTGATATCTCCAAACTTAATAAAAAAGCATTAATTGATATTACTATCTCTTCCGCATTCTTATATTTCGCTTATTTTGGATTTGATATAGTTATCGAATTAATTGAAGAAACAAAAGAATCGGAAATAAATATACCAAAAGGTTTAATATATGGAGTTAGTATTTCTAGTTTACTATATTTATTAGTCACTATTGCTGCTATATCTACTATTGGTTGGAAAAAATTATCCGAATCTAAATCTCCTATGATCGATATTACCAATAAATTATTAAATAACAAAATGGGCTATGTAATGATGATTGTTGCTATTATTTCTATGTCTAATACTTTACTAATGGGGTCAATTGGAAGTTCGAGATTTGTCCAATCTATATCCAAAGATATAGGTTTACCTTTTAATCTTGATAAAATAGATGAAACAACTAAAACCCCAAAAAATGCTATTATTTTAATTACTATTCTTTCTCTGTTTGGATTATTATTTAATAATATTGAAAATGCTGCCGCTGTTGCTAATTTTTTTACTATAATATTATTTTTTATTGTTAATATATCTGTTATTTTACTAAGAATAAAAGATCCTGATCGTAATCGCCCATTTAAAATTCCTTTAAATATGTATGATATCCCTATTACATCTATTATTGGAACTTTATCCAGTATATTATTATTAATTACATTAATTAAATATAAATTATTTTAAACTATTTTAATATTTTCTACTTTTATTTATTTTTTCTATATTCTCTCTATCTTTTTCATCAAATCCAAAATAATCGGCAATAGTATCGTCATTTATCACTTCTGGAAAATCTAATAAATTTGTAATGTCTGGAATGAGTTCGAATGCATACTTTTCCAGATACATCATTCGATATCTTGTCGATTTAAAGAGATATATCGCAGTTTTCGTAGAGAGAAATGTTTGTATTTTTATTAAATCCTCTATTTTCTCTCTAATTATCACATAATTATCTCTATTTGATATTCCATATTCTCCAGATATATCTAAATACGGATATCCATACATCTTATGCGCTAATACTAATTTTGTCTGCTGAGAGAAAACAAGTGGTTTATTACTATAATTAATTACTAATTCTGGAGTTTTATCTTTTTGTAATATACATGTTTTTATATTTGGATATGGGCATTCTTTAGTTTTTATTTTCGAGAGAATAGTATTTTTTGGTGGCATATTTGTTTTTATTACATTAATTGTATTACTTATATTATTTGTTGAATTTATACAATATTTCTGTAATTTATTTACTATACTTTGACCAAATACCGGTATTGGAGCATTCAGTTTTAAATTATAATCAATATATTCATCTCTATCTTTATCAAAAATACTTATTATATTATCGGTTTCTCTCTTCGTTAATAAAAAATAACAGGATGGTGTCTGTGCATTTCCTTTAAATATTTTATTTGTCTCTGTATTTGTCATACAATTTAACCATTTTATATTATATTGTGTTAAAAAATTATACATTCGTTCTTTATCTGGCTTTAACCAAATTGATGGTATTAATATGCATAATATTCCTGTTTTATTTTTTAATAATCCCATACTTTTTATTACAAATGTTCCCCAAATTGTTGAACCATCTTGTTTTTTATTATCTATATTATTTGTTGGCACTTTCTTTTGTCCATTACAATTAAATGGTGGATTTCCTATTATAACATCAAATATTTGTGGCATAATATTATTGGTTTCAGAATTATATTTGTAACTTAAAAAATCTCCTTCATATATATTTGCATGTTCTCCAAAATTAGTTTTAAGTATTTCTATATTTTCTGGTCTTAATTCTATCATATAAATCATATTTTTAATTATATGTTTTTTTCTCTCTTCAATATCCGGAATTTTTTCAGAAAGTGAATCTAATAATTTTAAATATAATATTATAGAAAAGTTTCCAGAACCAGCACCTACATCTAACCATTTATTAAAAGGATTTTCAAAAACTTTCTCTGGAATTAAATTTAATATTTTATGTATTAGATTAAAAGGAGTAAAGACTTCCCCAAATAAATCTTTATTTTCTCTCGTTGTTTTTTGATTTTTTTTTATTATTTCATTATTTTCTATATCTTCTAATTTAAGATTTTTAATCATAAATTAGAAATTTATTTAAAATTAAAATTTTATTTGCAATAATTTTTTTACAATTTCTTTATAATGATGTCTAAATTTATATTTTTTTGTATTATTTAAATCATCGAATGTAAACCATTTTATATTACTTTTTTCAAAAAATCCCTTTTTATTTATTTTATCTGGAAAATGTGTTTGCATAAATTTATGATGATTATTAAAATATTCTGGTAATAGTGGGTCAAATTGTATTTTAAATACATATGTACGATATGTATTATCATCTTTACTTATTTTTGTTACATAATTATCACTTATCATTTGTTTTAATTTATATTTGGGACCTAAAAATCCATCTAATTCTTCATATCCCTCTCTTATTGCTGTTTCAATAGTTGTTTCTGTTTTATAATCTCGTGATCCACCAAAATCACCCCATTTCTTATCATAATGTTCTTTTCCTAATAAAAAATATAGTGTATTATTATTTATTGCCATAGGAAGTATTCCTGAACCCATTTATATATTAAAATATTTAATTATAGTTAATTCTATTTTTATTATTATTAATTATTTTAAAAATCAAATATAAATGTCAAATTTTTCGTTTTCATATCAAGAACATATATTTGGTATGGATATTAATAATAATGGAGTTATTGAAAACTTAATCGAAAATACATCTGCATATTATTCAGGAATTAAAATAAATGATTAGATTATTGCAATAAATATGATACCTATATTTCTACCATAGATGAAATATCTAATTGTAATAAAATTATATATACAGTTAAACGAGCACCTGGAACTTGGTTTTAACTATTTATTAATCAATATTTTGCCATAATAGACTTTGACTTGGAAATTAGTATTTTTTTAGTTCTCTTTTTTAAGTTCTCTTTTTTAAGTTCTCTTTTTTAAGTTCTCTTTTTTAAGTTCTCTTTTTTAAGTTCTCTTTTTTAAGTTCTCTTTTTTAAGTTCTCTTTTTTTTAGTTAAAAAATTGAAAGTAAAATAAATTAATATTATTATTATTATATCAATGTGTTCTGAAATAGCGAATTATCCATATCTCACGATGAATAATTCTAATATTAATCAAACACTTTCTATTTATATTTCATGTGTATTTGAAAAAGATGCTAATTTTGAATATATTAAAAAAATATTTCATAATCTTAATATTGGTGAGATAAAACATATTTCTTTTGTAAAACATAAAAATGGACGAGATCTAATTGCTTATATTGTAATGAAACGATGGTATAATAATATTATGGTAGAACATGTACAAGAAAAAATTAAAGATGAAAATCTCGAAGCAAAACTTGTTCATAATGATCCAGAATATTGGATTCTTTCTCAAACAAAATCTATTACTGATCAAATCTTTGATTTACAAGCTCAATATAATATGATGGAATATGCTATTTCCGAAATGCAAACTGCTGTTAAACAATTATTTTATATAATTAATAAATCTAATAATATAGATAATACAAATAATACAAATAATACAAATAATACAAATAATACAAATAATACAAATAATACAAATAATGCTAATATTTATACAAATAATAGTTGTTGTGGTGCTACTAGTAATGCATGGAATCCTATGGGACAACCATCTTAGTAATTATTAATTAGTAATTATTAATTAGTAATTACTAATTATTATTTAATATCATTATTTTTTATATGGAAGATAATATTCCAAAAACAGAGTTTAAACCTTTAAAAAAACCTACAGAATTTCAAGTAAAATCATCTATTAAATATAAAAAATACTTAGATGAGTTTTATTCTAATGAATGGATGCAAAATTATTTTAAAATCGATATAATGGATAATGTAGAGAAAGTCAAGAAAGCTGATAAATAAAATTGAAATAATATTTTTTTATTTAAAACTTATTTAAAACTTATTTAAAAATATTATTTATGGAAAATATGAATAGCACGACCAGATATAACGAAGATTTTATTAAAATTTTAGGGGAACTCTATACTATTATGAGTCGTCAGGGCGAACCATTTCGAGCCAAAGCATATCAAAAAGCACAAGAATCTATTATGACATTTACTGATGATATTACTAATCCAAAAATACAACTTAAAGGATTATCTGGGATTGGTGAAACTATTTTGGCAAAATTTGAAGAATATATTAAAACAGGTACATTGGCTATTTTAGAAAAAGAGAGAAATAATCCAGTAAATTTATTTACTCAAATTCATGGAATTGGACCAAAAAAAGCACAAGAATTAGTTAATTTAGATATTACTACTATTGAACAACTTAAAAAAAGTTCGGTTAAATTAAATGATATTCAAAAACTTGGATTAAAATATTATGAAGATATTAATACACGAATCCCTCGTGAAGAAATTGATGATTTTTATGTCCTATTTAATATACTATTTGATGAATATGCCCCACCTGGTTCTAAATTTGATATTGTAGGTAGTTATCGTAGAGGCTTATCTAATTCTGGCGATATAGATGTTATTATTAGCAATGATCACAATGATTCTAGTGTATTAAATACTATTCTTGATGAATTAGTCAATAACAATATTATTCTTGAATTTCTATCTAGAGGCAAGATTAAAAGTATGGTTATCGCAAAAACTAATCCTAATAAATTGGATTTACCAGCTCGCCGTATCGATTTCTTATATAGTCCACCTGATGAATTTGCATTTGCACATTTATATTTTACTGGAAGTAAGATTTTTAATACAGTTGTTCGGCAAAAAGCATTAAATATGGGTTATACTTTAAATGAACATGGATTATGTTATATGACAAAAAATGGTAAGGGCGATAAATTAACCCAACATTTTCCAGATGAAAAATCTATTTTAAATTTTCTGGAAATTAATTATATTGAACCCGAAAAACGCATTGATTTTAAGTCAGTTCGTTTTTTAAAAAAAATTGCTTCCGAAAAAATAGTAAAAAATAAAACTTTGAAAAATATGAAATCTGATAATACTAGCACACATATTGAAAAATTTAAAAATCAAGGTATTACTGCTCTTAAAATGATGACCGAAAAAGAACTCACTAATTTACTCAATAAAGCAAACAAAGCTTACTATATAGATGATAAATCTATTATGATCGATAATTTATATGATATTCTGCGCGAATATACATTAGAGAAATATCCCAAAAATACGATTGCGAAAGATGGTCATGCATCTTGTGATATATCTATTGAAAAAAATAAAGTAAAACTACCATATGAATTATGGTCTATGGATAAGATTAAATCTGAATCTTCTGCCGTACAAAAATGGATGCAAAAATTTACCGGACCATATGTAATTTCTTGCAAGTTAGATGGTATTAGTGCATTATATGTTGCTAATGAAAAATCTAGTGAAGGAAAATTATATACTAGAGGAAATGGTACATATGGACAAGATATTAGTCATTTTATTCCATATTTAATTAAAAAACATACAAGCGGAATTGCTATTCGAGGAGAGATAATTATTAAAAAAGATGTTTTCCTAAAAAAATATGCAGATAAATTTGCAAATCCTCGTAATTTTGTTGCTGGAATTATAAATAAAAAAACTATTAATCCTGAAATTGTTAATGATTTGGATTTTATAGCATATGAAGTAATTAATCCTATTATGAAACCATTTCAACAACTATTATATCTTCCAGAAATTGAATTTAAACATGTTAAATTTGATGTTAAAGAGAATATATCAAATGAAATTCTCTCAGAACTATTGCTTTTGTGGAGAGAAAATTATGACTATGAAATAGATGGAATAATTATTGTTAATGATAAAATCTATTCACGACCCACTAAAAATCCAGATTATGCATTCGCATTTAAAATGGTTTTATCTGAAAATATTGTAGAAGCAAAAGTAGTCGATGTTATATGGACTCCTAGTAAAGATGGATATTTGAAACCACGGATTCAAGTTGAACCGATTTTACTCGGTGGTGTTTCAATTGAATATGCAACTGGATTCAATGCAAAATTTATTAATGATAATAAAATCGGCATTGGTTCTTTAATTACTATTACAAGAAGTGGTGATGTTATTCCACATATAGTATCTGTTGTTGTTCCTGCTGATAAATCATTAATGCCTAAAGATGATTATAAATGGAATGATACATGTGTCGATATTATTTTAGATAATAAAGATCAGAACAGTGTTGTTAAAGAGAAAAATATTACAAGATTCTTTAAAGGAATTGGGGTCGAAGGATTAGGTGCCGGGAATATAATGCGAATTATAAATGCTGGATTTGATAGTGTTCCAAAAATTATTGCTATGAAACATAATGATTTTATGAAAGTTGAAGGTTTTAAAAATACATTAGCTACTAAAATATTCAATAATATTCATACACAACTTGATAAAGTATCTCCTATTGAATTAATTACTGCTTCGAATATTTTCGGTCGAGGATTTGGCGAAAAACGGTTATATGCTATTTTTAAAGTATATCCTAATATTTTAACTAGCGATTTAGATATGGGACTTAGTAATACTGATATGGTTGCAAAACTTATTAAAGTCGACGGTATGGCTCAAAAATCAGCAGAAAAATTTGTAGAGAAAATTCCTGCTTTTATAAAATTTATGAAAGAAGCTGGACTTACTATTAATTCACAATCTCAAAATACTCTGAATACCGAGTCGCCTCTTCATGAAAAAAAAATTGTTATCACTGGATTTCGTAATAAAGAATTAGAAAATAAAATTAAAACTCTTGGTGGTGAAATTACGAGTGCAGTTTCAAAAAATACATTTGTTGTTTTAGTAAAAGATAATAGTTTGGAAGAAATAACCACTAAAACTGAAATGGCTAAAAAATTAAATATACCAATTATGGTATCTAATGAATTTGCTGAAAAATATCTTAATTAATTACATTAAATAAAACTAATGAACCTACCACCAAGGCAACTAAACTTCCTACTCTTGTATAATTTTTTCTTCGTTTTCCACCACCACTATATAGATTAACTCAGTGCATTCACATACCCTTATTTGTCATGTGATCATGCAAAAAGTATACTACCGACCCACAAACCATTATTACCATTATTACCGTTATTATTATTATTTAAAAATTGATATAAATTTTTATTATAAATTATATTAATAATAACATGGATACTTTTAAAATGAATCATCACCAATTAACGCATCTTTTATCTAATTTTGTATCTGAGACTTGCAAAAATCGCGACGAATCACATGGATTTGATCATATGAAAACAGTTGCTAATATTTCTTCAATTATTGTTTCTAAATATTTTGGTGTTAATGATAAATATAAATTTCTTATTACAATTTGTGCATGGTTGCATGATGTTAATGATCATAAATATGATAATGAAAATGAAGAAGTATTAAATCATTTTTTAGAACTCAATTTTCCAGAATATAGATCTTTAATTCTTGATATTATTAAAAGAGTTTCATTTTCGTTCGAGAAAAAATATGGTCGTCATGATTGGTTAGATGTTTTAGGTGAGAATGGATTATTTGTAAGAAATATTGTTAGTGATGCGGATAAAATAGAAGCTATTAATATTAATAGATGCTATTTATATGAAAAAATGAAACATCCGGAATTTAATGATAAAGAAACTTGGATACGTGTTATCGAACATTATAATGAAAAATTAGTTATTCTAAAAGATCATTATCTTTATACAGAAGCTGCAAAAAAAATTGCTGAACCATTACATCAAAAAATGTGTGATACTGTTGTCGAAATTAAAGCCAAATATGATATTTAAATACTAACTTATATAATAAATTTACTGTTTTCTAGTTTTGCGAGATTTGCGAGATTTACGAGATTTACGAGATTTACGAGATTTGCGAGATTTACGAGATTTACGAGATTTACGAGATTTACGAGATTTACGAGATTTACGAGATTTACGAGATTTACGAGATTTACCTGACCCCATCATAGCTTGTAAATTTGCGAATTCTGCTGCTTCTGCTGCTTCTGCTGCTTCTGCTGCTTCTGCTGCTGCACTCGCTGTTTTATCATTTTCATCACTTTGGTTTTCCATTAATTCATCTAATTCTCGTTCAAGGTCAATGTCTTCAGAATCTTCTGAAATATCTGATTTGCTTAACTCTAATTCTAAATGGCATAATTCTAAATCGTTTTTTGTTTCTTCTAAATCGTTTTTTGTTTCTTCTAACTGTTTTTTGCATTTATTTAATTCACTCATCTATATTAATATATCTCTAAAATAATTATATTTGAGATTTAAACAAGAAGTTCCTTAAATAAATTCAAATTCTGTAATATTTTGCAAATTCTTTTTCAAATACTTATATAAATTTTTATACATTTTATCTTGTAGTTTTTCGAATGATATGTCACCACCGATTACTTTTTTTTGATTTTGTATAACGATTGTTGAAAAATCATCTGTGTATAATTTATCTTCATTTTCTTGTTTCCATTTTGAAAATTCTTCTAAAATCTTTTGTGATATAGGAAATATTATTTTATTAAAAGTCTCTCTAGAGAGAATCTTCCATTTTGAATTTTCGGTATATATATAAATTGTATTATCCTTTTGATTAAATGATTGAAATGGTACGCATCTTTTCGATAATAATGATTTTTCTTTTATATAATTTTCTATAATTTCTTGTATGGCAATAGTTAAATCTGAATTAAATATACATTCTAAATGTTTTCGTGTTATTACTATATTTGATAAATATTCTTTATAATTTTCTATTGGTAGATATTCATCTGTTTTAGATAAAGTATCATTTAACCATTCCAATATATTTATTTTTTTCTTTTTTACTTGCACCCATTTTTTTAATTCATTTACATCATTTTTTAATTGATTATTTGATTTTATTAATTCTATTACTATTTTTTCTAAATTTTGCGATGAAATTCTTTTTGATATTAAATCTTCAAATTTTATGTCACTACCATTATTATTAATACTATTTAATAATGGTGTTTCATTACTTTCTCCTTCAATACAAAGTAATTTATGTTTATTATATGCTGCTTGTCTATAATATTTTTTATTACAATTTTTACATTTTAATAAAGGTACAATTGATACAGAACTCATTTAATATTATATATTAATTTAATATATATTGTTATTTTTCAATTTTATATAATATATTATATTTATATATATGTCATCATTACCTTTTTGTGATTGCTCTGGAAGTGGTATACCAAATAATATTATTCAATGTAGAGGTCTATGTTTGCCTACAGATAAAATAAATATTGAAAAACAAATTCAAAACCAAGTAGGTGTTTCCGAATCCCAAATGTTAGATGTTAAATCCACTCTATATATTGGTACTGATTATTTAGATTCTCCTGAAAATTCTACTATTTATCCGTTTAAAAATATGAGTGATAGGCGTAATGCTCATTTTACAAAAAATAATAATGTACCTACTCGTGGTAATTCAGTACGCTCATCTGTTACTAGTAATAAACCTGGTTCTATGGTACCCGGTGGAAAAGGTGTCGATGTTAAACATGGTTCTTATGCTAGATATTTAGGTAAATTAAAAGCTCCTTTAGTTTCTAGAACTGAAAATAATAGTATAGCGAAAGATGATACTAGAGTTATTAATAATAAAAACTATAGATTTAGTATTATTAGTGCAAAATGTATATGCAATGGAATTAATGTTTAATTTTTATATTTATATAATTTATATGCCAACTACTGTTAATATGAAAATGAAACTTTATAATACTAATAATACTAATGCTAATAAAGTCAACACAACAACTGTAAAAAAAATGAATATGTCTGGTACACGTCTTTTAACATCATCTTGTATAAATATGTCTTTTAGAAAAAGTGCAGGTGGATGTGCTTGTGGAAAATAATCTGTATACTAATATTATAATTATTATTATAATAAATATTATAATATTATTATATAATAATAATGGCTGGTATAGGTGTTTATTCATTAGGTGGTTCTAAAGGACGTCCTACTGGTAGTAATGGCATAATTACTATGAAATTTACCAATAATCAAATTTATAAAACAAATGATTGGTATTATAAACCACATACTGCTAGTGGCGCTAGTTGGAGTAGATCACAAAGTGGTGGTACCGGTAATGCAGTTCGTAGACGATGTTAATTATATATTTATAATTATGTAATAAAATTGAAGTATATTAACTATATTATATTTATTTATAATTATAATTATAATATGGCACTGGAACCTGAAAATACAAGTAGTATAAAAACTGATCGAGTTGAACAATTATTGATTGTTCAAAATGAAGCCCGTGCTTTATTTGAAAAAAAAAATGCTGATTATGGAGATTCATTTGCTACATATGGAACTGTTGGTGTTCTAGTGCGAATTGGTGATAAAATTAATCGTCTAAATACTATTACATCTAAAGGTATTAATTTTGTTGAAGATGAATCATTGAGAGATACACTTATGGATTTACATAATTATGCCGCTATGGGAATTATGCTTCTAGATAATACCAATAAAAATACTGATAGAGCAGCTGTTTTGTCACTAATGTCTTTTAATAAAAACATTGTTAATGAATGGGAAATTAAAGGTTCTACCGGAAATATTTATAAAAGAACATGTACTAGATATCCAGATGGAAAATTTATTAATACCTGCTCGTGTCCTAGTTTTACATATTGTTTAGATGAAAATAAAACTTGCAAGCACATTATTAAGGAATATAAACATATTTAAATAAGTAATTGAAATAAGTAATTGAAATAAGTAATTGAATATAAATACAACAAATAAAATAAAATTATAATTTATACATATGAATAAATTGAATCTTGATATTGAAAAATATTCTTGTGAAGAATTATGTGATATATTTAAAATTAGTATAATTGATGATTCTGAACAGATATCTACACATATTAATACCTATAAAAATAATATTTTAACAGATGAGAAACTGAGTTTATCTGAAAAAGATAATATGACTAGATTTTTAAATAAAGTTGTAAAAAAAATTACGGATTCTAAATGTTTAACTTCTCCTTTTGAAGACAAAAATCATATAAATAATACTTTTTCTTCTTTACATAATAGATTAATTAAAGATACTCCAGAAAATCATCCTATTATTATAGATCAAAATTCTGAAGCTGGATTACATGCTAAAACATATCAAGGAAGAAATGTTGACACAAAAGAATATCCACCAGGATATATTAATCCAATTAATATAAAAACAACTAAAAAAATAGTTAATATAGATTCACGTTTTAGAACATCATATTATGCAACTCAAAGTAGTGATTATCATATTTCTCTCCCTGAATCATTTAAAAAAGTTGTTTCTATGCAAATTTCATCTATAGAAATACCATTAACTATACATGCAATTAGTAGTTCTTTAAAAAATAATTATTTTACAATTGATTCATCATTGGTTGATGTTAGTAGTGGTAATTATTCTAGTTTCGCAGATATTAATAATCCTGCTATTGATTTATGCAATAATATTCTTGATAATATGCAAACATTTATTAATAATAGTGGATTTTCTGATATTAGTTATAGTGTAGATCCTATTACTGGAAAAAGTAAATTTACTAATACTGGTACTACATCACATAAGATTTTTTTTTATGATGTTTGTAATAATGATTTAGATACGCCATTACCTTTAAAATTTGGTTGGATGCTTGGATTTAGAACTGGTGCTTATGAACTACACGGTAGTTCTAGTATTAATTCTGAAGGTTTACTTTCTATTATAGGTCCCAAGTATATATATATTTGTATTAATGATTTTACAAATGCCGGAAATAATAGTTTTATTTCTGCATATTCTGATTCGATATTATCGCCACACATTATTGCCCGTATTAATTACCAAGCATTAGTTCAAAATAATGGTATATTTAATATAGGCGCTGGTGGAGATTTTAGTGATTCTATTATTAGAACGAGAGAATATTTTGGACCAGTTGATATCCAAAAATTACATTTACAAATTATTGATGAATATGGTCGTGTAGTCAACTTTAATAATATGGATTGGTCTTGCGCCTTAACATTTAAAACTTTATATGATTAAGGAAGGCAGAATGTAATATAATGAATCTATATACTAAAATTTTCTATACTTTATAAAATAGAAAAGTACAAAAAATCATATAAATAATTTATTTACACCCTTGAAGATTTAAAACCGCACCTTTCGGTAAAATAATAAATCAATAAGGTTTGCCAGTTCCTAAACATTGTTATTTTAAGTCATTTTACGCAAAATATATTATTCTTGTATTTTACATAATTATATAATTATATTATATAATGACATTGGTAGAAAAAATAAATAAGTTATCACCAAAAGAATATATTAATTGCTTTTTAGTAACTAAAAAAGTTAGAGAGGGTTTTTTATTTCAAACGGTAGATTATAATGAATATGATATAAATTCTCCAATTTCTAAGGTAAAATTAAACTTAATTAAAGATTATTTTCCATCATTGATACAAACACCAAATAAGCAGGGTGTTCTTTTATCTATAAAAAAATTTTCATTAAAAGAAATAGAAGATGATACTATTCTTGGTAAAATTTTAGGATTTCCATGCACATCATTAACCGAAATAATAACAAAACTGAATGAAAATCCAGATTTAGAATCTAGAACTATAGATATTATTGTTAATATTGTATTACAAGATAATGAAAAAAATATTATAAAAAGATCGGTTAATATTATATCATTTAGATGTTTAGATTATAATAAATATAAAAAATCTATAGAAGATCTAGTATCTAAAATAAAAAAGGTATTTTCTGAAGATTCTAATATGAAAGAAATAATAGAAGATGTTAAATTAAATGTTAAAACTGAATATAGTGAATATAATTTAATAAAATTACTATCAAATTATAATAAAAAACTTTCAGAACAAGAAATTTTAGAATTAAATAATTATTTATATAATATAGGATTTGATATAGATTTTCAATTATCTATACAAGATAATATAGATTATAACAATCCAATACATCGTGGTATATTAATAGGATTATTAACTTATTCAAAATATCCAACTATTAAACCATTTGTTCCATTACAAAATTATGGAGAAAAAAAAGATAAAGAAGTAGACGAAATAACCAAAAATTGGGGTGATTTTATTATAGAATCTATTAATCTAACATCTAAAAATAAACCAAGAAAAATATCAAGAAAAAAATCAAGAAAAAATAAAACAAAAAAGAGATAATTTGATTATAAAAAATTATAAAATGTGCAATTTTAAATCTTCAAGGGTGTAAATTAATGTAAATTAATGTAAATTAATGTAAAATTCATTTACTTTTTTATTAATTCTTATCCTTTTATAATCAAACCCTTTTAAATATAATCCTTCCAATGATTTTACTCTTGAAA